TACTCATACTATCCTAATTATACACTACATTTTATTGAATGTTAACAAAACGTAATATTTCTAGTTTGAGGATCTTCCCTCGCCCTTTGGATTACGTCCAGCAACAGTTGCTGTACTATCTGAAGAATTATTTGTGCGTTCTGCATCTCTTGTTCTGTTACCTGCACTATTTGCACGAGCATCTGTTGCTTGGCGAGGAGTCATTATAAAAGGATCATCTCCACCAGGAATCTGGGGGAGTCCAAGTTTTTCACGAGCCTCGTTTGGAACCATAATCTGATTCTTAACATAACACTCAAGTATTTGAGACTGTGCAATTTCATCTGTAAGTGTTAGTTCGTTAAACTTAAGTTCTAAAATATCTGTCTTCTCACGAATAATCTTATTTAGAATCTTCTCAAGATTGCGTTGGGCTGGTCGAGCGACCTGTTCTTTAAATGTGCGATCCTGTGCCAAGCTTGCCGCAATCTGAGAAGAATCCGATCCACCTAGTTTAGAAAGTGGAACCTGATGTGCAACAAGGATATCGTCACGAGTTTGCTGACGATAGTTGTGGAATGAACCTTCCTGAACACCAGCTTCAATAGGCTTCATTTCAAACTTCACCTTGTTGGTATCAGTATCTCCAGGAAGTGGTATATATAGTGTTCGATGATTCTGTCCCTTTAGACCTGTTTGTAGGAATCGGAACATTTTGTCTTCTGCTTCCGCTGAAAGTTGAGCACCCTGAAGGGTAACAACATAGCGAGGAACAGCCTTGTTGCTAAAGTAATCAATGTTGTATTGTGAAGCAAGTGCATCTCCAAGTAGTGATGGAATGGCTGCAATTACGTCAGGTACGCCATAGAAAGTATTTAAAGGAGAGTATTCTTTAATGTGAATAATCTCATTGGGTCGTGGATCTTGAGTTAATGGGTTGGTGTTAGTTGCTCCAAAATTACGGAAGTAGACAACCTTGTTTGCAATGATCTGAACAAAGCCATCGTGAATACGACGAACACGCATTGTGGTAGCAGGAATGTGACCAACATAACCAATTTCTCCAGTAGTAGTTCTACCAATTTCTAAGTATCCATTTCCTGTTGCATAATAATCTGTTGCAACTTTTTCTAAAGTATTGGTAAAGCTTTCATCTAAATTAAGGTTTTCAATCCAGTCACGTAGCTGAATCTTAAGACGCTCAATACGCTTACGTGCTCGCTTAACGGCTTCCTTGTCTTCTGTATCTTCAAGCTTTATCATTGTACGATCTGATACAACAAAGTCATATCCAAGACCAACGGTATTCTCAACCTTTGCATCAATAGCAGCGTGGTTAGCAAACGATGTGTCGTAGTAGTTTGCAAGTTCGTTTAGGTCGTATGGTGGGGTAATGAGATCAAAGAGACCGTAGGCGTTGCGGTAAACAGTTCCAGGGTTAATCTTTTTTGATTTTGCATCACCCTTACCAGCCTGTATTGCATTAGCAGAGTCAACATATTCATCGGTATATTGTAATTTTTCAATTCTAGATGTACGACGTTTGAAGTTTACATCAAGACCGTCTAGATCTTTTAACTCTTCCCAAGACTTATTGAACTGGTCCATTGACTTAAAAACATTTACTTCTTCTACAGTGTCATCCCATTTAACTGGAATTGGAACTCGCATTAAATCATCATTAGGCATTGTAAGCGTCAACTCCATACATATCAATTGTTTGTTTTGCAGCAATTAATGCACCAAGGTCATTGTTTGATGGAATGAATCCTTGTGACATTTTATCTACTTGTTCTGAAGCTGTTTCATCACTAACCATTCTTTGGTTTGGAAAGAATACCGCCTTGCCTTCTGACTGACCATAATGGGCTGCTGCTTCTGTAAGTTGTTTAATTTTAGTTTGGTCGTCACGCATTGATTCAATACAAAGTGGGTCATTGTTTCCACCTGTAAAAGCTTTTCCGTTTGGCTTTACCCAAATATAAAGACCTGCATTTGAGAATGGTTCTTCAATAACACGAACGCTAGTTTTACCAATTTGTCCTTTCATAACAGGACCAATATCTGGAGAATTGTTAATGTTTAAGTTCATAAACACAAGTATACCATATTATAGAGGTTTGACGACAATTCTGTTTGACCTAATACCACTATACAGGCTTGCAGCCCTCTGATTTATCGAGATATCACCATTTCCTGGCTGTCCAGTAATCTTGTTATTACCAATATATGCATTATATATTGATACAGCATCAAGTTGTGGAATGGCAATAAGTGAAGAAAACAGAACTTGTCTCCAAGTATCTTCTTCAGGTTGACCAGACTGCCAATAGCTCCAGTTGTTAGCAGAAATTGTCTGCCAATTATCTAAAAGAAAGTTTTGATTTTCTTTTGCTTGACTAATTTGATAGTCTGAAATATTATTAAGTAAAAATGGACCTGTAATGGCTATTTTATTATTTGTGCCAAGGCTAAATGATAGATTTTTTGTAAACTTTAAAGTTATTGTGTGCCATTCTTTATACCTAACAGTTCTATCTTCTACACCATCTACATATACAACAACGTGTGGGTAGATTTCATTATCTTGTTTTACGAATATTTCTCCTGTAATTTGGTTTTCTTCAGGATTTAGTCCTACAGTAATTATCTTTTGTCCTTCATCGCCAGCCTCATCACTATAATAATAAATTTTAAATATATCTATATCATTTGCTCCAAAAAGTTGTTCGTGAAATATTGAAGCTTGAATTACACAAACTTTATAAAAACTTGATTTAAATTTATTGATTGGAACTGATATTTCTCTTGTACCATCAATTGCTGAACCTACAAGTTTAATACCACTATTTTTATTGAGATAAAGATATGGAGTACTAGATTTATAAATTGTGTAAGGATTTTTTGTATTATATCCGCTACTACCATATGAATAAATATCTTTTCCATATCTTGTTCCAATTGGAATTGGAGTGGTTGAATCTGTTAAAGATTGTGAGGATAGTTGATACTTTTTAATTCCAACTGGGTTTCTAAAAATTCCTGGAATAGTAAAGTCAACGTGCGTGACTATAGATATATCATCAATTGATCCATATCCACCAGTTGGTAAATAAAGAATTGTATTATCTACAAATTCATATAATTTATTCAACCAGTCAGCATCTGGTTCAATTGTATAGTTTGATGATTTTGCAACAGTTGTTTTTACAGTTTGATTATCTGAAACAATTGAAGAAACAATACTAGAAAACTCAATATATGAACGGACAATAGCATTTGAGACATTTGATATTTCTGGATAGTCAATGTTTATTTGAATAAAGTCTAGGTCGTATACATTTGAAGATATTTGCTTTGCTAGTATTTTTGCTGGGATGTAATCTTTCCAACTACCACTAATTGCAATGTCAAGACTAAATTCATTAAACGTGTTAATTCCAACAAGGGTATAGCTTGCACAGTGATTATTGAAAGTTGCTGAGTCAGAGTCTGCAATACCGTTTACAAAATTAGCAGAAGGAATTATGTTTAAGTTTGCAGAATTTGAAAATCCTACTTTATAAATTTTACCTAAGAATGTTCCTGTAAAACTTCCAGTTCCTGCAACAAAAAGTTGTAACGCTGTCTTGTTTTGAAAGAATGATCTAAGTTGATTGTTTGAAGAGTTTTGAATAAGTTTGTCTATGTCTATTCCAGCATTAAACTTTGTGCTTGTTGAAACAACATTTTCTGCTGTATAAATTACATCTTCAGAAGATCCAGAAACAAATTTATAAGTCAAGTCGTTATTACTTATAGTTATTTGAAACGACTCAGAATTAGCATTTGATATTTTAAATAATGTTTGCTCTGAAGATGGTAATACAGATACTTCAAACACACCATAAATTGCTTTTACTTCATCTTGTAAAACATTCATTTTATCAAAGTGAAGGTAGCCATCTGTATTCCATTCATCATCTGTTTCCATTGGATTCATTATAAAGAATACGTCATTGTCTAATATTTCTCCGTCAGAAAGGGATGTTGTATTTGATTGACCTGTAAACGTTTGTTGTGCTGTATTCCATTCTGCTACCGTTTTATCTGGGTCTTTAAAAACTATAGATGGTAAAGAGTAGTTTGGAACAGATAAAATACCATTTGTTGTATCTAAATTATTTATAATTCCACTTTGCCACTTACCTGCACCTGGATATGTATAATTGTTTGCATATTTAGCAGATTGATAATCTATCATTACTGGAACATCTGAATATGTAGTATTTTTAATTTCTTTAATTTCTACAGCTTGTCCTTTGTCAAAATGTAATTTTGCATTTTTTTCAGATATTTGAAATGGATAAATTGCCAGGCAGTCTATTTGTACTGGAGTTACATTGTCATAAGCATAAATACCAATCCAGTCCTGATCTTTTCCATTATCGTCATACTTTGAAACAAGTTGTAAATTTTTTCTATCGTGTAAAATAGATATTACTTGTTCACCATTAAGAATTAGTCCTGCAGATAGTGCTGTGTAGTAAATCTGAATCATCATTGGTCTACCCCACTCACCTACAAAGTGATGTTTAATTTGATTCTCAACTTTTAAAGAAAGAAATGGTCCATTAACATAAAGCCCATCGTCAGAATAAATTGGTCCTAAGATTCTAAGCGGATAGTGAGTTTCTGGGAATACTCTTAACCAAAACTCAAGTGTAAGGTTTTTGTCTTTTCCATCGTAATTTAAAAATCCAAAACCAGGAAAGATAAATGATGGAGCGTTAGTATTTTTATAAAGATTAATAATGCTTGACGATCCATATGCAAGAGGCATTCCAGATGAACTTGCCTTTAAAGTGTTTGCGGCTGAAGATGAACCAAGATAGTAAGCGTTGTCTACGCCATTGCCGTATTCGTTTGCAGGTGTACCCCAAAAAGTAGTAGGAAGATTTGCTGCAAAAGTAATATTAATATTATCTAGAGATGAAACTGTAGAAAGATTCTCGTCAAGACTCCAAACAACAGAGGGATTCTCCCTACCTATTGAATCTGCATATAAATTTGACATCTTTTCTCCTAATTAAGTTTACCATACCTGGATTTTTCTGGTATAATTAAATATCTAACAGATGGAGACACAATGCATTTACACATTGCTACCCCTATGTATGGGGGAAACTGTAAAGGTGTATATCTTGATGGTTTGATGGCTCTTACCTTTGAACTTGCAAAAAAAGGGTATCAGGTATCATTCTCTAAGATTTACAACGAAAGTCTTATTACTCGTGCTAGAAATAACCTAGTCTATGAGTTTGAGAAATCTGGTGCTGATGCACTATTGTTCATTGATGGCGACGAAGGATTTAATCACTTTGACGTTATTGAAATGATCGAATCAGAGAAACAGGTTATTGGTGCTATTTATCCAATGAAGAATATTAACTGGGAGAATGTCCGTAAGGCTGCTCTGCAGGGTGAAGAAAATCTTTCACAATATTCTGGATTCTTTGCAATGAATATGCTACCTGGCGAAACTACATTTAAAATGAACGAGCCAGTTCCTGTAACTGAAGTAGGAACAGGAATGCTATTCATTAGAAAAGAAGCTTTTGAGCTTATGAAGCCACATTGTGGTACTTATATGCTTAATACTTCTACTGGAGCATTTGATCCAAATCAGATGGTTACTGAATACTTTAAAACTGATATTACTGATGATGGAATTTTATTGTCAGAAGATTACTGGTTCTGTCGTAAGTACCGTGAACTTGGTGGAGAAGTATTTGCTGCTCCTTGGGTTCGCATTACTCACGCTGGAGAGTATATTTTTGACGGTAGCTTTGCCTCTACAATGATGCTAACAGCAACGATTAGTGAGGAAGTTCCATCAGAAAAGCCTAAGCCCAAGCCTAGAACTAAGAAGGCTGCACAGGGTAAATAACTTCAAAAGGATTTGCCTGGTTGGTGATATCTCTCAGTTCTTGACGATATTGCCTCCAGGCATTTTTTTGTTCTTCTGCAAGAGGAGAGTCTGCTAACTGAGTCCAGTCTGAAGAATTTAACATACCGTTTCTTTCTTCTCTTACGCCTACCCATCCAATAGACAGTCTTTGGTCAATCTCTTGCTGTGTTGCATCTGTAATGCTCCAGCTCTGAGTCCAGACACCTTCAATTAATTCTGGAAGATTTTCTGAAATATTTTTTGTATAATCTACTTGAGTCTCTACTTTTTGTATTGGCAACATAGAATATCTAGACCTTGTGGGGTCATCAATTATTGATGGGAAAGACACATTTGGATTGTCTATTCTTAAATCTTCAATAGAATATGGGTACTTAATTACTTCACCGTTTTCTATTTTTGCATATTTTATTTCATACATATTATGTAAACTCCTGCCGTTATTTCTGGTGTAGCTCCAGCATCATTGCTTGCTGTATAAATAGCATCTTCAGTACTTGGCAGATCTTTAATTAATATATTATCATATTTGAATAATCTTAAAATATATCTTTGTAAATCTGCTCCTGTAGTTAAAATTGTTTCAGATGTGTCATATAGTTGCATACCACCCAATAACGTTTCTACTGTTATACCACTACCGCCACCACCAGCTACTCCAAAAGTTAAAAGAAAAAATGGACTGTTAGTTGTAACAACACTTGGAACATTTGTTAAAGTTGCTACTGCACTAGGAGATCCTGAACCAATATTGGTTAAGTCATCGAATCCTTTTATATTAATATTTTTATTTAATATAACTTCAATAAAAATAGCTATTGCATCTTCTGCACGATTATTTGTAAAAAGCGTTGAAATCGTTGTAGAACTATCTGATGCTGTCATATATTTGTAAAAAAGTCCTTGAGTCGAGTTTCGTCCACTACTTTGACCACTTTCAAGTTTATCTATAAGTGTAAACCCTGTTGGTATTCCCAACTGTGATGTGGTACTATTAGTACTATTTCCTCTTTTTGAACCAATGAATAAAAGTCCTAAACTTCCTTGACTTATTCCAGCTGGAAGAACAATAAAATCAGTTGTCTCTCCTTTTAAATCGGCACTTGTAAGATAGGTTGTTGTTTTAATTTCTTGAATTCTTGTTGTTACTGTTGAGGCTAACAAAGTATTTAGTTTATTAAGCATAACTATTTAATACCGCCCCTCTAAATGTTGAACCATCAATGGTTTCAAGAATTACAATATTGTTTGTTAATCCTGCACCACTAGATAAAGTTGGGGCAGTGTTGTTTTGCCACCTAAACGTTACCCCAGACCAAGTTGTTGTTGTATTAGGACTGTTGTTAATATGCAAAACATATGTAGATGCAGGATATGTTGCATTTGCTGCGTTAGTAAGAGTAATTGTTGGATCTAGATATGCTGCTACTTGAAATGTCCAAGCACTAGAATAATCGGATACAGCTACACCATTTGCAAATTTTGGTGCAAAAGCTGTTGGCGTTTCAGTGCCAACAGTTGCTACAAATTTTGTTGCAAGCATTGATGCAGCAGCTGTTCCAGCAACGTTGCCAGAACTAGCAATGGTATAATTACTATATCCAGTTGGACCTGTAGATGTAGCAACGCTAACAATATCATTTCTGAATGCTAAAGCAGTTACAACTAACGTATTGGCAATTGTAGTTGTTGTTGCTGGTGGAGTTTGAATACCAGTTGTACCAGCTCCGATATTTGGAGTTGCTATAGCACTAACGTATACTGGAAGTATGTCTGAAGATCTAATTACAATTGATGCAACTGCAGTAACGTCTGTAGCACCATAATTAAGAACAATTGTAGTATCTGGTGTTGCTCCCAATGTTTTATAAAATACAGCAGAGCCATAAGTAATTGCTGCAGCGGAGTTTGTTGTCCATCCAGGACTAGCCGTAAGGTTAACTGTTGGCAGAGCGTTTGTACCTGAGTCTGTTGTAACTACAACAATCGCAACATCTCCTTGTGCGGTACTTCCAGATGAAATCAAGTTGTAGGTCAGGGGCGATGTTGCAGTAGCATTTGTTGAGTAGGTGTTTGTACCAACAATAGTCCAACCAGAGCTAGAGTTATAAAGTCTTTGTGTAGTTATGTTTGAAAAATAATTTCCTGAAGAAAGATTTATAGTATATGTATTATTTGCTAATGTGTATGTATCAACAGGAGTTCGTACATCAACTACCTTCTGAGTTTCTGCCAATCCAAGTTGAGTATTTCCATTAACTGTCACGTTTGCAGTAACATTTAGAGATGTTCCAATTGCTGCACCAATATTTGGAGTAGTTAAAACTGGACTTGTAGCAAAAACTAATAATCCTGACCCTGTTTCATCAGTTATGGTATTTAACAAATTAAGTGAGTTTGGTGTTCCAAGGAATGTAGCAACATTGGTTCCAAGACCAGTTACATTTGCTAATGCAATATTTGCGGTAATGATATTGGCTGCAAAACTACCATTAGCATCACGTTGAACAACGTAGTTTACAGTATTTGTACTTGATGAATTAATACCAACAGTACCAGAAGTGCTAATTGTTCCACCAGTAAGAGGTGAAGAGAAGGTGATTCCTGTTACAGTACCGCCACCAGCACCAGCAAGAATATTTGAACCTACACCTGCAGATGCATTTGCTATGTCAATGAATGCACCACGAGCAGTTCCACCTTGTTCAAAAAATCTAATTTTATTTTGATAAATATCAATAGTAACTCCACCAGTAATTGTTGTATTGGTAACAGCTTTATTTAAAAATATTTCTCCACCTTCATCGCCAGATGAAGCAGTAACAGAAAGTTTTCCAGCAACATTAGCGTCACCACTTAAACTTAAATTAGTGCCAGCAACATTGCCAGTAAATGTAGCACCTGAAAGTGCTGCCAGACCTGCTTCAGATGCTGTTTGGTTAATCCAAAGACTTGATGTAGAATCAAAAGCTAAAACCTCATTATCAGCTGGTATTGAATTAGCAGTATAGTCAGTCCCAATGAGAACATTATGAATTTCATTTAATTCAAATCCATTTTGAACACGAACAAATATTCTTCCAGCAGTTCCTTCTTTGGTAACAATACCAATAAATACTAAGTGTGCAGGAGCAATAGGTTTATTTGTAAGACCATAGATAAGGTTTCCAGATGTTCCTAGCCAAACTGGATCTCCAGCAGATGCTGATCCAACATCAATATTGTCAAGCATTCCTTCTGTAATTACATTTACTTGATCATTAAGTACCCCACCAGTTTCAAGTAATCCCATTGTTTTACTTGAAGTAGCTTCTGTTGTATTAGATGCTTTAGATACAATCATATTTGCACCAGTTGCAGTGCTTACATAAACTGCTTGTCCTTTTGCAATTGATTCCCCAAGTTTAACTTGATGCTTAACAGTAGAGGAAGAAAGGCTTGTTTGATCTACCCAAATAGCAGCACTACCAGTGCCTTGAGAAGAAAGCAGTTGTCCAGCTGTTCCATATGAAGGAGTAGCACCAACGCCAATTTCACCAGCCACCTCTAAGCCATTTTTGACCTTAAAGTTTTTATTAGTAGTCGCCAAGAATCATCACCTTAGTAAATTATACCAGATAATAAGTCTTGACGACTAGCTAATTAGATAGCGAGTAATGTACCAGTAATCTTAACGCTTGTTGCTGTTGCATTAGTTGGAGTTACAACCATTGCAACGTTACCAGTTGAGATTGAGAAATCAATGCTCATAAGGCTACCGTTTGTTTGAACGTCTCCATACTGTGTTACATAGAAATCTGTTCCCTTTGTAACAACAAGTACCTTGATAATCTCACGATCTGTTCCGTTATCTGCTTTAACAATAAACTCTCCACCATCATATGTTGATGTATTGAATAGTGTTGCTGATGTATAAGGTGCAGTATTTGTTGCACCAGTACCAGTTGCAGTCACCCATTGAGCAATAGAGTTAAGTGTTGCGGTTCCAGTAAGAGCTACGTTTGCAGCATTAAGATATGTTGCAGTATCTACTGTTAGATTTCCAGAAGAATCTGACTTAACAAAACCAGCTGAAGCAAGACCAACTTTAGTTAGTGAAGAGTTGACAACTGTTGAGCCAAGTGTTGTATTGCTTAGAACATCAGTTGTGCCAATCTTATATACCTTACCAGCAGCAATGTCGAGGTTTTCAGATGAAGTCCAACCTTCTGTAGCACTAGACCAGTTAAAGGTTTTGTCTCCACCAGTAGTTGCTTCGATTGTAATACCTCCACCATTTGCAGTGGTATT